GGCAAGACAACAAGTGGAGGTCCGCGCTGGAATGTACGACGCGGCTACCCTTCGCGCCGAGCAAGCCGAGGCCAAGCTCGCTGCAGCGCTGGCGGATGCGGAGCAGTGGAAGCACGCGGCCGATATGTACTCAAACGCTTGGCAGCGCGAGTTACGGTTGGAGTTGATCCCCAAGGCGCACCTGATCGACTCCCTGGTGCTATCGACACGCGCAATCGTGGAGAAGGCTGGACGACAGGTGATGTGCTGCGGCGCGCTGGAGCTATGTGGGGATGAGTGGTGCAACAAACTGCTGCGCTATCGGCTCGCCGCCCGAGGAGCCGGGGATGAGAAACCTCCGCATCCGGCTATGTTCAGATGTCCTCGATGCGGACATTGGGGTCTTTATTCCATTCAGGGACCGAACTGCACCAACTGTGCTAACCAAGGATTTCCCGGATGAGCCTCATCGTAGACATCGCTAAGATTGCCATCGCGCACCCGGCTCTGCTGTACACCGGACCGAGGAAGATGTTGCAAGACATCACGTTCGAAGTCTCCAAGGACGACTGGAAACGGATCGAATACTCCGATCTCGGATATGGGTCCAACAAGCAGAAGCAGCTTATCAGAACGTACTGGAACGAGGACGAGGCCCAACGGGTACGAGAAGTGCTGGACCGACGCACTGGCCAGTCATTCACCTCAGTCGCCATGTCCCTACGGAACCAGGCGAAGGACAGCCGCTCGATGGGGTGGTGCATGAACTCCCTGGTGGTGACTCGGATGCGACGGGAGCGGTTCGAGTCGGTCGAGATCCAGTACCGGTCCAGTGAACTCACCCTGAAGTTCGGTGGGGACCTGTGCTTCGTCCCGTTGATGTTCAAGCAGCTCGGACTCGACCCCAAGATCATCCGGTTCCGGTTCTCGAACGCATACTTCTCGGGGGTGTACTTCGCGTACCTCAGCTCGTTCTGGCCCGGCGGTCCGGTCAAGTTCCTCGAGTACCTGTGGAAGAACGATCGAACTCTGTTCCGCCACGGCACCGGCCACTTCTTCAGGTCCACGTCCGCCCGGAACCAGGAATTCAAATACAGTCCAGAAAATCTGGCTCACCGATTCGGGTGGAAGCATCTTCCCATGAAGGAGGCGTACCAGTACCTGAAAATGAGGTACAAGGAGATGGGCCGTCCGATGCCCAACCGTACTATGAAGAATGAAGAATCGAATGATGAGGAGTAAAATCAGTGGCAGCTCTCCACCCTAACTTCGAAGCGGCTATCGCCAGGGTCGACGCATCGATGCAGCACCAGTCGCGGCGGATTCACACCGATCGATGGCAAGGCATCGACATCTCCAGCCGGCCTGAGGCAGAGATGATCGAGATCCTCAACTGGGACTTCCGCGTTCCGATGTATGGCGAAAAACTCGACCGGTATCAGCAGGAGATTCAACCCAACCTGCCATGGGCCGACGATCACTTCGAGGAGCGGATCGGCGGCAAGCCGGTCAATCCTGGCGAGACGTGGATGTCCTGGCCATGGGCTCAGACGGCCGCTTCGTTCCAGGATGGGAAAGGCCGGTTCGAGATCAACTACATGGAACGGTACTGGGCTGGGGAATGGTTCGAGGATACCCCCAAGGAAGGACAAACCAATCTGCTGACCGGGATCCGGGGCCGTCCATACGGGGACCTCACGAGCATCATCGACCTGCTGGCTCGTGATCCACTTACACGTCAAGCCTACCTCCCCATCTTCTTTCCCGAGGACACCGGAGGTGGCGGCCGGGCACCGTGCAGCTTGGGGTACCACTGGCTGATGCGCGGCGGGTTCCTCCATGTCTTCTACCCGATCCGAAGCTGCGATTACTACCGCCATTTCCGAGATGACATCTACCTGACCGTCCGTCTTACGATCTGGCTCTTGGATCAACTTCGCAAAGAGAGACCAAAGCCGTGGAAGGAAGTCCGGCTCGGGTACTTCGCCATGTGGATCGGAAGCCTGCACCTGTTCGTCAACGACTACATCAAGCTGTACGGAGCGCCATCAAAATGAGGAACATCACCATTTATTTGAGAGACGGATCGAAACAAGAGTTCGTTCATAAACCTCGAGCCGGTGGATCATGGACCTTAGAAGTTGATTACCGGCCCGGAGTTGTAGTTGTGATCGACGAGTGGCAGAAGGAGGAGGCTTTTCCAATTGATCTCGTGTCTCGAGTAGTCGTTTACCCGGATTATTAACCATGAGGGTCTCCCGTGAAGAAACGCTCGCTCAAATCGTCAAGACCGTCGCCAAGCGTAGTACCTGCCCACGACGGGCTGTTGGTGCTCTTATCGTCCGGGAGGGCCGCATCCTATCGACTGGTTACAACGGGTCGCCGGCCGGTCTCGCCCACTGCTACGATGTTGGGTGCCTGGATGGGCCAGACGGAGGCTGTATTCGCACAGTTCACGCCGAAGTCAACGCCATCGCGTTCGCCGCAAGAGTTGGAATCTCGGTTCATCTCGCGACTCTCTGGACGACGGTGGCCCCGTGTCTCTCGTGCGCGAAGCTGATCATCAACGCCGGGATCACCGAGGTCATCAGCCTCGAGGAATACCGGGATCCCGCCGGCCGTGATCTCCTCGAGGAAGCCAAAGTGATGTGCTATTGGCATTGGCCAAATGCCACGTAATCCTAACTGCGAGTTGTGCCCCTTGCACCGTTCCTCCAAGAACGTGTGCGTGTGGGGCCATGGGAGTGGTGATGCCTTCATTGTCGGAGAGGCTCCAGGAGAGGCGGAAGCGCGGACGGGTCGGCCGTTCATGGGGAAATCGGGTCGGATCCTTCGTAACCATCTCGACCAACTCGGCCTCTCAGATGCGTACATTACTAATGTGGCGAAGTGCCGACCGCCGCGCAATCGCAAACCTGAGCCGTTTGAAATCAAGGCTTGCCGGCCATACATCGAGGAGGAGATTGCTGGGCGTAATCCCCGGGCGATTCTCCTACTTGGTGCTACCGCGCTTAAGGCGTTCGTGGGCAAGGTTGGCATCACAGAGATGAACGGCCAGGTCATTCAGAAGAATGGACGGACTTTCGTCGCCGCGTTCCATCCGGCCTACATTCTCAGGGATCCCAGCAAAGAGAAAGCCATGGCCATGGCGTTCGGCCGGTATGCGGCCGTGCTGCAAGGGACGTACTCCGAGAAGCTCCCCGAGTACCGTGTCGTGGACCGAGACTCGATCAAAGGCTTCATCTACCATTGGACTCACGCCAACGTGGCCTCGTTCGATACCGAGACCACTGGGCTCGACTGGTGGAAGGATGACATCAACACCCTTCAAATCTCGATGCCTAGCGGGAACTGGGTTCTCCCCCTTGCATACAACTCCATCCTCGACGACAAGGGGCGCCGTGAGTTGCTGGCCTGGATGATGCACACCCAGCCCCAGGTCATGTATGCCCAGAACGGGAAGTTCGACAACCTGTTCCTGATGCGGCGGTACAGGGTCCGGTTTCGGATCCACGCCGACACCATGCTCTTGTCTCACATGTGGGATGAGAACGCGGCACACGGGCTCAAGAACCTGGCCCGGACCCACTGCGGCGCACCGGATTACGACCTGACCGTGAAGCAGAAGACCAATCCGGAGAACTGGGAGAAGTTCTTCGGGTACGGTGCCGCCGACGCCCACTATACCCGGCTGCTGGTCCCGGTTCTCGAGAAGAAACTGGATCCCGAGGAAACGTGGCTGTTCCGCAAAGTGATCATGCCGGCTGCCCGCGCATTCGAGGAGATTGAAGAGAACGGCATGTGGGTTCACCTCGACAAGATGAAAAGAGTCGAATTGGACACCGAGCGGAAGCTGGAAGCTACTCGTGAGACGCTTCACAAAATGGCCAGGCGTCGGATCAACTGGAACGCGCCCGAGCAAGTCGCGGACGTGCTTTTCAATCAGATGAAGTTGATCCCCTACGAGAAAACCCCCAAGGGAGTCCCATCCACCAGCGAATTGGCCCTCTCGTATCACTCGAAGCATTCCATCGTCAAGCAGATCGAGGAATACCGGAAGCTCCAGAAGTTTCTGAGCACGTACATCGTCGGCTGGCGGGAGCACATGGACGGACCACGGCTGTACCTCGGGTACAAACTTCACGGGACCGTGACCGGCCGGTTCTCGAGCCGGATCCACCAGGTCCCACGAGATGGGACGATCCGTAACCTCATCGACGCTCCAGCTCCGTGGACGTTCTTCCAGCTGGATCTGGCCCAGGCCGAGTTGAAGATCATCGCCATGACCGCCCGCGAGCCCGAGATGCTCCGGTGCTTCCGCGAGGGCATTGACATCCACTGGCGTACCCTGATGGCCGTGCTCGAGACCGGGTCTGGGGAATACATCGACCTCGCTCTGAAGACGACTCGTAAGAAGCAGCTCTCCGTGGCCATCAAGGAGTTACTCAAATACGGGCCGGACGTATCCATCGCAATGAACAAGGAATGGAAAGAGGCCAGGAAGAAAGCCAAGGGAATCAATTTCGGTCTGCCATACGGCCAGGGGACCGACGGATTCATTGATTTCGTCAAGGCTAAATACGACTGGGATCCACCACGGGAGGACGGAGATGCGTTCAGGAACACGTTCTTCGCGACGTATCCTGGTCTACCAGCGTGGCATGAGCGCCAGAAGAACTTGGTACGCCAAGACGGCTTTGTCCGCAACATGGCCGGGCGGAAGCGGAACCTCCCCGGCATCTTCGCCTCCGACCGGCAGATCGTGGCCGAGTGCGAACGACAGGCGATCAACGCCCCGATCCAGGGATTCATAGGAGACTACAAGACGATGATCCTTGTAGAGATCCACGAGACGATCCCCCATGTCTACTGCCGGATCGTCGGTGAAGTGCACGATTCGATTCTCGGGTGGGTTCGCACCACCCGTCTGAACGAAACGCTAAGGGAAGTCAAACGGATCGCAGACAACCCAAAGCTGGCCCGTGAATGCGGTCTGAAATTCGCCGTTCCTCTGACCGTTGACATCGAAGTCGGCGCCTGGGGTGCGGGAAAACGCTGGAGACCATGATGCCCTTCCTCGATGGAAAGCCAGTTCCAGACAGTGAGATCATTGCCGGCCGGCACAAATTCATCGGGACCTTCCGATACCCACAGTGTCCATATCCAGGGCCAGGAGTGGGGGTGTTACTGTGCCCATGCGGGTCGCACCTCAAGTACCGGGAATCAGTGTATGAGCACTGGCTCCAGGGTCACATGGACATCCCAATGTACGAGACCATCGACAATTTCAAAGATCTGCCACATGGAGTCATTGATGCCTAATTTCGAAGTCAGTCAGTCCCGGGTCCGTGCGTGGCGGCGGTGCCGCCGTCAGTACGGTTACGACTTCGTCCAGAAGATCCAGCCGAAGCGTCCACGGATCCAACTGATCCGAGGGACGATCATCGGTGAGTGTCTGGACGAGGCCACCAAGCGGAAGCCCAACATCGAATCCGTGCTGAAGCCGTACACTGTCAAGTACAAGAATCTGTTCGCGGAGGAGCGCGAGGTGTACGGCACGCTGCTCGACGACGTGCGCGGGATCGTCGGCCGGTACCGGAGGCTCTACCAAAACGATGGGCTCAAGTACACCAAGTACGGGTCCGAGGTAGAACTGAAGTTCGATCTGACCAAGGGGATCACGTTCTCGGCCCACCTGGACAAGTATCCCCAGGATTCCCAGGGACGGTGGTGGGTCCAGGACCACAAGACGCACAAGAAGATCCCCACGGAGGAAGACCGGTTCTCGGACATCCAGCTGACCCTGTATCACTGGGCAGCACCGTTAGCTGGATTACCACAGCCCATCGGTGTGATGTGGGATTACATCCGAACCAAGATGCCGACCGTCCCTGAAGTCCTGGTGAAAGGTGGGCTGACCCGCCGCAAGGACATCGACACCGATTACGAGACGTACATGGGAGCGATCAAGGAGAACGGGCTCAATCCTGGCGACTACGCGGAAATTCTTGGTCGGTTGAAGGCCGAGGGCCAATCCCAGTTCTTCCATCGGGTGTGGCTGCCGAAGCCAAATCCCAATATGGTTTCCACGCTCGTGCAAGAGCTCATCCTCACCGCGCTGGACATGAAGGCCCACCATGAAGATGTCCAGCCACGTACCATGACTACTTTCTGCAAATCTTGCAAGTTCTTCACCCTCTGTCAGGCGGAACTCCGAGGCCTGGACACAGAGTTCGTCAGGAAATCGGAGTATGAACCGAAACCGGAGGACGACGATGCTGAAGAAGAAGAGTAGCACCACCCCGATCCCGATTCATCCCGTTGGCCAGCTACCGTCAGTCTTGTCGGTGCTGGCATACGGTCGTTCGGGTACCGGCAAGACGACGTTCGCGAGCACGTTCCCCAAGCCCGTCCTGCTGCTCGACGTGCGGGAGAAGGGAACGGACTCGGTCTCGAACGTCGCCCAGTTGGACGTAGGTGAGATCAACAACTGGGAGGACTTCGAGGCCATGTACTGGTACCTCGCCCAGGAGAAGCACAAGTACAAGACCGTGGTCGTGGACCAGATCACCCAGCTCCAGGATCTGGCCATCGTCAAGGCGATGAAGGACGACGGAAAGGATCCCAAGGAGTCGATCTCCAAACGGAACTGGGGTCAAGCGGCCGGACTCATGAAAACCTGGTTGCTGAATTACCGTGACCTGATCGACAACGGGATCCATGTAGTCTTTCTGGCTCACGACCGCATGACCTCGGGGGAGGACGATTCCGGGGAGGACCAGATCGATCCCTCAGTCGG